TAAAAAATATTTAAAAATAGATGAAAAAAAATATAGGAACGGCTTAATAATGCCAATTCCTACGTTTTTGTTGGTAATGATTTGCTTTATTTAGTTCAGCAATTTCATCTTCTTGAGATTTAATTACTTTAGTAAGGTTATCAATAATCTTATTTTTTATCATTATTTCATGTGATAAATCAAAATAAACTTCAAGCAAATCTTCATGCTTTAATTCTAATTCTCGATACTTCTCACACATTACATCTACATCTTGATTTAATCTTTTAAGATATAAAGCACCATCAAGTAATTCCTGGTAAGCATGAGTAATCCAATCGGTAATATCAAGGTCATCCCTATCTAACGTGGTGTTATACTTCTTAATGCCAACCTCTGACCTATCTAATAAATCCTGGCGAACTTCTTCTACAATACTATCTTTCATTGCTATACATTTTAAGGTCTAAGCCATATTCTTCCATTAGTGTGTTAACACGATTGTTAAGTTCTAACTTCTTAGCTTCTTCCATTGTGTCCATCTGTAAACCTAACTCAAAGAAGAACTTCATGATGCCACTAGCATTCACAAATTGCTCTACAACATTCTGCATATCAACTCCATCACCATTTTGTGATTTAAAGATGTGATCAACATTTTTCTCTAATTCAATCTTTAGTTGGTTAGTCAATAATTTAACCTTTCGGACATTACCTGATGACCTTTCCCAATCTTCTTCAATGAAGTCGTATAGGAACTGACAGTGGCTATAGTAAAGCAAGAATTTGTTTGTTTGGGATTGTTTCATGCTAAAATAAAATTTGTGTCGTTTGGTATTAAATTTCTAAGCTTGTATTGAAGTTTTATATAATTATGATTAACTGATTTAGCTGCCATTTTAATATTATCAAAATAAATACCGCTATTAGTATTAAGAACCATTTTTTGATTTATTGTTCTTAATCTATTTTTATGTTCTTCACTAAATACAATTAAATTATTTGCCCAAGCATGATCAACATTTTGCTGATGACTACACCATTCTAAATTTTCAAGTCTATTGTCTGTCTTGATTGCATTTTTGTGATTAACAAAAGGATAATTGTTTGGATTATCTAAAAATGTCAAACATACAAGCCTATGAACTTTGCAAACATGATTTTTTTTATCATAAAAAATACCAACTACTAAATAGCCTTGAGAGTTTTTTACATTAGTAAGTTCTTTAGGCTTACCCGTACGATTGTAGTTTTTGCTAATAACTTTACCATAATTACTTACTAAATATAATTCAGGTGCAGTTGGAAGTTCTTTCCAAATTTCTTTTTGTGTCATTTGTTTGGGTAGTTTTCGGTTAATCTTCATCTTCTTCTAATCCTAGTAGCCTATTCATTAGCATAAATGGTAAGCATACTAGAAATATCGTGATGGCTAAAGTCCAGGTTAAGATGTTTCTTAGGATAGTCATTAGTCAATTAATTTTGATATAAAGCTTCTCTCTAAGGTATCTTCCCAGTTCTTTACTGCACGATCATTAGCAGCATCTAATTCTGACTTGGTAAATAGTAGCTTAAATGGGCCACTACCACCTTTAACAATAACATGGTAGTATTCTGCATTAGCACCATTCTTTCTTTGTTGGTTGTCAACTTTTACAAGTTCACCGATTCTAACTGTTTTCATAAGTTTGTTTATTTTTAAGATAAAGATTCAATTGTTGCATTAAAATCTATGATAGGAATTATTGCTCCATTAATCGTTTGCAGAGTTCCTTCATTATTACCTGCTTCTACATTTGACCTTTGGGCTAACTCTACAATTGAATTAATATCAATCCATTCTCTTGCATAACTCCCATCTGAATTTCTTGTGGTAATCTTTACGAATTTTTTCATTAGTTATTTTATTTTAGTTAAATTATATAATCGCATACCCATATACTAAATTCAATTCTTGGATTCTCTTTATCTAATCCTTTCTTTAAATTTAATTCTGCTACTTTATTATCATTATCAAAGGCTTTTACCTTCTGAAGTAAATCTAATACTGCTTTGGTAACTCCATCTAAGTCTGACTTTCGGTTAGGATAATACACCATAATGTTAATCCCGATGTTGCCTTCAATGTTTCTATCTTTGTAAACTTTACACTGATCTATAAAGCTTTGTTCGTAATCTTTTAAAGCCTTAGTCTTGTACATAAACCTACCTGCAATACGATATGAGTTAGACTTACTGGGTACAAGGCCGTAGATAGTTTCGGTCATACATTAGATAATTTAAGGATGAAATGGGCATATAAGAAAAACAATACTGCAAGTACCCAGTAGGCAATTGCTATAAGCTTTGAATAATCATTGTCATCTTTCATAACCCCAATTTTATAATTTTCAGAAAAGTCAACTTTTTAAATATCGTAAAAAAAAATATGAGAAAATCCCGCATTAAAAATATGGGCTTTTGCTATAACTACTCTTTAACCTATCTTTCTACTTATTCTCATCATCCAATAAATACACTCGGCAAAAATCCTTAAATAATCCTTGCCAATGTTTCCCAAATCTTTCCTCCACTTGTTGCTTAGTTTTTGTTGGTATTCTTACTGATATTACTGATGTAGGCTCCAGTCTTGGTCTGCCTGCTTTTTTCTTGTTAGTTTCTGTCTTATCGTGTGCCATAATTTGTTTGAGTTTTATTTCTACAAATGTAAACAATTAATATTAATAATTGCAAACACATATTGTAATATTTTTTATTTAGGGTTTTAAAGGAAAATATTTATCAAAAATAAAATCGTAATTAAATTCGCTAGGCAGATCATAAAAATAAATGCCAGAAGAAAAATCAAATTTCTTTCCAAAAATTTTCCGGGACTATCAGCTTTTTCAATATAATACACACCCGGTACTTTTTCCCCATTTCCCTTACTCCGGGTGGGGGTATTTAGGTAAAATCTTTCATTATCAAAACTTGTGTAGTTTTGTTCGATTTCGGCTAATTGGTTAAAATGTTGCATAAACTTTTTATTTAAAATTGTTTTTAAGGTACTATAGTTGGATTCTAAGCAACTTTCATAGCCTATGCAATACGATTGGATAGCTAAGTAATTTTTAATCGCTTAAAATCAATTTATCAAATCAATAAGTATATACTAATACTATGCTCATGCTTTATCCTTTTAATTCTAAGGGGTACTAACAATTACCCCCATAGAACCTATGGATAAAATACAAAAGCAAATAGAGGGCATAAAAAATGCCTACCCTCTACTAAATAACAAAAGCCCCAAATTAGGGGCTCTTATCTTATTTTAATTTTGTATCAGTTAATTCGTGCAAACATTGAAATTCTAAATTCTCAAAAGTTGCTTTAATGTCTTTATAAAATCTACCTATTTTATCTTGTTTTAAAAGATAGTATATATTCAATCCCTTTTTATTTGGCTTTCTTAAATAGCAACTAAATCCGTTTAATTGCATATTCTCTAATTCGTGAAATTTCATATTTTTTTTAGTTTAAAATTTCTATTCTTTCTAAATCAATTCCGTGCTCTACTCCGTTTTTAGACAAAACCAAAACAAACTCATTGTTATAATCTATTGTTAAAACCTCTACGATTTCGCCAACATATAATTGTTCTACATTTTCATCGTAAACCAAACCGTTAATATTTATTATAATTGCTTTCATGATTAATTTATTTTAAGTGTTACGTTTTCTAAATCAATGTTACCGTTTTCTAATAATTTAAAATCTTGATTTTTTTCTAAAATATTTTGAGGTATAAAAGTTACACTTTGTAAAAGTTCATCTATATCGATTTCGTATTTGCCATCATTTAATAAAGCCACATAAACGAAATCAGTAAAATTAATGTCTGTAAAATAGAAATCTAAAAATGCTTTTCTGTTTAAATATAAAGTTTTCATGTTTGTTTTATTTAAGGTTAAAATTTATCTAGTTAATTTATTATCAAATTGAACTGCTTCTTCGTAATTGTCAAAGAAAAATTCTTCTCCATTATCAAAGTCTGTGAATAAATATTCTACATCATTTCCAAGCATTGAACAAATAGTAATTCGTTCCATTTCTAAGGCTATATATACATAGCCCGAATTTGGATTAAATCCAATTTCAAAAATTGAAGAACCCGAACAATTTTCGGCATAAGCCTCAAAGCATTTTGATAATCCTACCGCTTCACGGTTACAAATCCAAGAGTTATTAAATCCGTTTAATGTTAAATTTTCCATTGTGTTTTTTTGTTTTATAGATTAAAGATTTGATTTGTTTAAACTCCTAATAAAGTGGCAAAGATTAGTGCTAAAAAGATAACCCCCCAAAATTCTAGGACAGTTACTATATCGTTTCTTTGTGTTTCTTTGCGTTTTGGGGTAATGTTTAATTTTTGCATGGTTGTAGTGTTTATGGGTTAAAAAATTAATATACTGTTATAATATAGTCCTTTGCAAAATCCTCTTTTTGTAAAGTCTCTACAAAAACTTTTGCTTGTCTTTTTGTTTTGAATACTTGAATTGATACAATAGGCTTGCCGAAATAGCTTTGTTCGTTTTTGCTTACTAATACTGTAGTTATCATGATAATAGTTTTTAAAGTTTGGATAGATTAAAAAATTAGAGTTAAAATAAACAATACTGATAAAGTGATAACGCTAATAAATTCGAAGTTGTTAGTTAAGTTTTTCATGTCTTTAAATGTTTTGTTGTTGTTTTGTTTTGTAAATGTAATACTTGTAAACATATATACAATAGGCAAAGTAAAATATTTTTAGTTTGAACGCTTATCAATAATCATTCTAAATAAGGAAAATCGCCAAAAACTGGGTTTAGAGGATTTAGATAAAGTTTTATAGTCTTATCTAGAATCAATCTACATAAGGAAATAGGGTAAATAAATAAGTAAATAAAAAAAAAGATTGATTAAATAAATAGGCTACAAAGGTATTTAAAGATTGATTTTATAGGGTTATTCAGTAAGTCTGAAAAAATATATTTAAAAAGGTTTTGAAGTTTTATTTTTTTCTCTATTTTTTCCCTTTAGGGGTATATTATTATACTACTTATTATACCTTATATTATACTTATATAATCTATCTTAAGATAGTACACTATGTTACATAGTATAATAAGTTTTATATAAGTGTTACATAAGAAAAAAAAGAACACTTAAGGAGTATAATTCTTTTTCTTTGCCTACTTTCTTTTTCTTATTTAGAACCATCCTTTTTGATTATCAATCTTATTTAACCGAACAAGGTAACACCAGTACACACAAAGGAAACACAAAGTATAAACGCATAGTATAAAGTTTATATACACTATCTACTAAACACCTTTTAAACTTTTGTAAATGTTCCGCTTTTAAAGTGTCAAATCTTTGATTTAAGACTAGGTAACCCCTTAGGTAATATGTTTTCCTTACTAGGTGTATTATCGTTGCTTAGAAGTCAACTATTGAGGTCATAGGGTTTTACGTTAGTGTTTATTCGTTTATACCTTATCCACAAAAGGAAATAATAAAGGGGAAAACGATTAGATAAAAAGATAAAATACCCTTTTGGTTACCCCCGCCCTACCAACTAATCCCTTAAAACCACCGGATCCTGACTACGTTTTGTATTCAAACCTATACTTTGGATACGTTTTGTATTCAAGATCACCTTGAGCAATACGTTTCTGAATCAAAAAAGTAGGGGAGCAAAAGGTAGGGGGTAAGAATGGGTTGGGTACCAAATGAAAAAATCCTAAGAAAAATCCATTAATACTTGTCAACACTATTGGTAAAAATTATAGAAAAACAAAGAGTATAGTTTTTGTTTATAAAAGAATCACTATGTTTGTGCAGTAAACACTTATTTAGAATGAGTATAAATAAGTCGATTTGGGGCGGAACACTTGGTTAACTAATTAAAAATCAGTTAGTTAATGTTATTTAGATTCATTCTAAATAAGAAAAGATATATATAGTATATATTATATTACTTAAGTATATACTTAGTATAATAATGGGGTTGACCTAATTTAGAATTGTTCTTAATAACGAAAAGTGTTTAAAAAAAATCTAACCCGATTTCAAACCTTAAAAACAATTACATTTATGGAAGAACAAGAGAGTTCCGAAAAAAAGAAGTACAACATTAACCCCAAGAGTTTAGAGAACTTAAAGCCTATTCAACCTGGTGAGAGAAGAAATCCTAACGGCAGACCTAAGAATATGTTTAGGCAAGTTATGGAGAGTGTTGATAAGAGTCTTAGGATTCGCATGAGTAAGCAAGATGTTGTTGATGTAGTGGCAATGGTTAATTCAATGAGTGTTGCTGATATTAAGGTCGTTGCTGCTGATTCAAATACTCCTGCTTTCATTGCAGTTGTTGCTAATGCCATCTTAGGTGATATTAAGAACGGAGAGATGAAGAATAGCCAGTTCATGATTGAGTTTCAGCATGGCAAGGCATCACAAGCATTACACTTTGAAACTACTGTTAAGGAAGATGTATTAAACCCAAAATTATTAACTGATGAGCAAATCCGAGAACGACTTAGCCAAATTAGAGAGAGAGATATTGTTGAGGGAGATTTCGAGGAGATCGCTTAAAGACTTTGTCCAGTATATCAAACCTGATTATGATATGCAATGGTTTCACAAGGTTATTGCTGAACACCTTGATTTAGTGTATGAGGGTAAGATTAAGAAGTTAATGATATTTGTGCCTCCACAACACGGAAAGTCCGAGTTGTCTACTAGAAGCTTTCCTGCTTACTTGCTTGGTAGAAATCCTGACTTAAAGCTTGCGTTAGCTTCTTACAATGCTACGTTAGCCGAGCAATTTTCTACTGAAATCCAAAGGAGGATGCTAAGTGATGAATTTAAACTACTTTATCCTGAATCTCGTATTGGTGAGAAAAAAGGTGAGGCAGTTAAGACTGCGGAGTTTTTTCAGACCGTTAACAGAAATGGCTATGTAAGGGCCGTTGGTAGAGGTGGTTCACTAACTGGTACGGCAGTTGACATTGGAATCATTGATGACCCCTTAAAAGACCGACAGGAGGCACAATCAATTATTATCAAGGAACAACTTTGGAATTGGTACACCGATGTATGGGAAACCCGTTTACATAACGATTCCGCACAAGTGCTTATTCAGACAAGGTGGTATGATGATGATTTAGCAGGTAGGTTGCTAGAAAGAGATGATGACTGGACAATTATTGAGTTTCCTGCTATTCGTGAAGGTGCAGAGAACAGTTATGACACAAGAGAGGTTGGAGAAGCTTTGTGGCCCGAAAAACACTCATTAGAAAAACTTTTACGAGTTAAGAAGAATGAGCCATTTACTTTTGAGTCACTTTATCAGCAGAACCCTAAGCCAAGTGTAGAATCCTTGATTTATCATGATTGGCAACCTTGTGAGTTCTTTCCGAAGGATGCAGAGGTAGTGTTTAGTGGTCTTGACTTTGGATTCTCTAATGACCCTACCTCACTTGTAAGAATTGCCAAATTGGGAAATAAGTTATACCTTGATGAAGTTATTTACGATAAGGGATTGACCAATGCCGATTTGATTAAAAAGATTAAGCTTTATCCAAGTAAACTCGGTGAGATATATTGTGATAGTGCTGACCCAAAATCTATTGAGGAATTGAAAAGAGCAAACCTTCCTGTTAAGAAAGCAGTTAAAGGTAATGATTCAGTTAATGCAGGTATTAGTAAATTACGGGAATATGAGGTGTATTACACGAGGCGGTCAAAAAACATTAAAAAGGAAGTAGATAACTACCAATGGATGATGGTTGGGGGTAAAACCATTAACAAACCAATAGATGACTTTAATCACGGGCTTGACGCGATCAGATATGCCATTTACACCAAGTATTCAAAGAAAAAACTCTTAATATTTTAAACAATGGGATTATTCGATTTTTTTACGAGCAAAAAAGCCGTAGATGTGCAAGGTGTCAAACAATGGCAACTTTTTGGTGGAGGCCAAACTTATTCTTTGTATAGCACCGATTATCGTGATGCTATAAACAATGGATACGATAAGAACGTAGATGTGTATTCAATCATTGATGACATTTCATCTCGTGCGGTAGAAGTTCCTTTAGAACTATATCAAACAAGCAAGATGCAAATTAAGTCTGCAAACAGAGTTAAGGCTTTGCTTACAAGACCTACTGACAGAAGTATGATGGAAGCTAAGGCTATCACTACTAAAGCAATGAAAGAGTTAGAGGAGCACCCATTACTTGGTTTGCTTAAAAGACCAAATGGTTATCAGACTTCTAAACAATTTTTTAATGCTTTATTCTCGTATGACCTACTTTTAAAAGATGTGGGTGTATGGGGCGAAGAAGACCCAATCAAACCAGGAAAGATTGCAAGACTTCACGTTATAGCCCCACACGATTATGATATCATTACTGATGGTTTTAGAAAGGTTGTTAAGTATAAGATTAGGTCTATTAATCAAGA